TTGCAATTGATGCTAAATCATTTGCTGATGCTGGTAATGAATCAGGTCTTGCGTGCATAATACCTATAACCATTCTAATTGCATCATCATCTGGTAATGGTAATGTTCTTTGGAATGATGTGATACTTGATGTCGATCTTGGTTGTATTTCTAATCCGACAAATGATTTAACAGTGACATAAGGTACCGATGTTAATGTGGTACCTACAGTTGTTGGTACTGTCAACCCTTCAAACAGTGTCATTGACCAATCCAATGAAGACCATTGTACCTCTGCTGTTGACGGCGAATAAGTATTACCTGTAAGCGCTGATGAATATAATGGGATGTATGTTGCTACCCCGGATACAGAATAACGCATAAATGAAAGTGTCAAACCTGCTGGTACTGATAATACGTTATTTGCATTGTTCGCTACCCAAGGTATAATTTCATCTTCTTGTTGTAATACTACAAATGCTCCGTCTTTTGCTGGACGTGTTGATGATTTTGGTGATGACATCAATACTTGGCTACTTGTTTCCGGCAACAATGTGTTATAAAATATCTGATTACTGAATGGTAAATCTGCACCTTGTTGTGTTGTAAATGTACCGAAATCTAGTATTTGATAAGACATTTGTTCACCTGGTAATTTATAACCATTGTTATCCAATACTATAAATTCATCATCTTGTTGATTTTTGTTATACGTTTCTTGTGGTTTTTGATTGTGTTTCATTGTATAACCTTTCATATTCAAACTTGCACGTGTAGCATTAAGTAAACTAGTTGTCGATTTATTATCACCACGATGTGAATCGTAAAGTGATAATAAACTCAAACCTTGTACTATATCTGGTTTAAACTTTGCTGTTGTTACTACACCTTGGTTATTGAAATTTGTGGCATTTAAATAATACGTTGATGATTTGTATGTTTTACGATGGCTCGCAACATCACTCTGCCAATTACTAAATGAATAACCTGCCATGTTAGTACTTTGTGTTGTTGTCTGTGTCACAGTTGGTTGTAATTCTGGACCCGTCGTTATTGCTAATTGTCCTTGTGGTTGTACCCAACCTTTTGTTGATATTGATGCATCTGATAAATATAAGAATACATAATTAGATACAACTGCGCCCGATGACTGTAAAAATAGCATTGATGATGGATTTACTGTTTTATTAGCTGTCGCGGATGTTGGTACAACTAATATTGGTGCTACATTTTGTTCAGATTTAAGTTCTATTAATACAACGTTTGGTGATGAGCAATCTGGTCTACCAAGATAATCTGATGACATATTACTTGGTGGATGTGTTACTTTCTTGACATATGCTGCACCTGCAGGTGTTGATGCATTGATTTTAAC